ACACATGTCCAAATATTCTTTGATTAATAATTGGTCATCCCTCATCACCTCTCCCGATAAGTCACGGTATTCTTTTAGGTTTTGAATTAAAGACTCCGCACTTATACCGTTATGGTTAGTCACAATAAAATTATAAATAGAGTCTCTTAAAACCGTAGGTGTATGTCCTCTTGCTGTTATTATAGCAAAAATAGAACCCCCATTGATACACTCAACAAAATCGTCCCATGAAGGACCTGGTTGAGCCAATAAGGAGTCCACGATAAATTTCTTATCACCCTGAACACCAAAATTTCGGTAAGGGTCTTCTGCATAACCAACAATCATTTCACCGTTATAATCAAAAGGTTCTTTACCGATTTTTTGTCGGTACTCAGCAAAGTCCTCTGTAGACATACCGACTTCACCACCTTGTTCAGATTTTAACATAATTTGAGTGGGCATAATAACAATATTGTCATCCCAATCAAAAGCATAATACTTTAAATCAGGTTGACCTTCTTCTATACCCTCCCTAAGGTTATTAAGATTTCTTCTTATAATCTTTTTAAGACTCATATTACTTGTTCAATTTTTCAATCAATCTTTCTAATTGAGATTCAGTAACAATAATATTCTGAGGTTTTTCAGAATAAGTTTTTACACCGTTGTTTTTAACTTCTAGTGCTTCTCTAAGAACTTTCTTTTTAAATTCCATATTTTTATTTTTATTAAACGTTTAATTAAAAGTAATAAATGGGGGACACCGAAGTATCCCCCATTCTATAATTATCAAATATCTTCAAAAGATGCACCTGTTGGAGTAATTAAGAATTCAATATCGATGAATTCTAACGCTCTTGTTGGTTTTAGATAAATTTTACCGACTAATTGGTTCTTATCTAAGTCTTCAGGTGTGTTCTGAACCACAACTCTAAAGTCAATCAAACCTCTATCTCTTCTGATAGAATCTAAGATTGGGTTTACTGAGTCTAAGAACTCTTGTCTTACTTGGTCGTCGTTTTGTTCAAACAACAATCTAACCGCGACTGCTGAAATTAACTTACGAGCTTGTAACAACAATCTTCTAACATTAATTCTATCAAGTGCAGACTCTTTAATTTGGGTTGTTTTGTTACCCCAAATTACTGTACCCACATCTGAGAATGTTGCGATTGGGTTAATTCTACCCTTATAAAGAATATCTCTATCTTCTTGTGTTAACTTCTTACGTGCTTTAATACCATTAACAAGACCTCTTGTGTAACCCGCTGATGCGAACCATGGGAAGGCGATGTTATCAGTTAACGCTAAGTTTCTAACAACCTCCGCAGTTGGTGGTAAGTAGATTTGAGTATTATTAACAGTATCTCTTGTTAAAATCCATGGGTAATAAGTTGCTGTGTAGTTAGAATCTATACCTGTATCTTCTAAGTTTTCGGTAGACTCTTGTGGGTAAATGAAGTCTGTTGTAAAGTTAGATGTTGTATTAGTAAACAATTGATAGTCAGGTGTTGTACAAACATAGATTGAGTCTGCTCTATCAGTTTCAATCATATCAATAGCATTTTCAATCAAGTTTGAGTTATTAACATAGTCAACACCTGGCGTTGTAAATACATTTATGTTTACCGATTCAGGATTAACAAACGTCCATTGTCCCCACAAGTACGCGTAATAGTCAGAGTTACCCCAATCTTGTTTGTCAGGACCCGTTATTGTTCTAAACGCTCCCCATCCGTCTGCTTGTGGGAATCTAATTGAAGGAGCGGCTCCTTTAAGGAAACCGTTATTACCTAAAATATATCTATCACCATTTGTTCTATATTCTCTGTAAATATCCCATCCATCAAAACCACCTGTAGGTATTAACGTAAACTTACGAGAATTTAACTTGTAATACGGACTTTGGTCATCTGGCTCGCTGTTGAATGGAGCGTCACCAACCTCAAAAGCGGTCTCACCTGATGTTGTATATGTTGATGGTATCAATATTACAGTAGCTCCTGAGTCCATGTGGAAACCTTTTGTTAATACAGGCCATGGTGAAGATTCTGTTGCGGTAGTAATGTCTGATGGATTTTGTTTACCTTTGTAATACGCAAAATCTGAGTCAATACCAACAGTAGTAGAAACACCTAAGTAAACTTTTCTTGGATTGTCTCCCGAACTTCTTGTTACATTATCACCGTTTAACGCTCCGAAAGGTGGATTTGCAATAATTTCACCAGGTGCGTCATATTTTGTTTTATAAACTAAGTGTGGTGATTTAAAGTTAGCATATTTTCTTGTTTGATATCCTCTAAATCCACAAGGTAAAGCGTCAATAGGAGCTTCTTCATTAATCTCTAACATTATGTATCTTGACTTTAATTCAAAATCACCATTAGCTGTACCCACTTTTTTAGCAACATAACTATTTAAATTTGGGTCCATAGTACAGTTTGTGAATTTTTCAAGTACAACAGGATTTGCGTCTGTATCATAAAAACTTCTAACAACAATATCAAAAGTTAAGTTATTAAATGAAATATTTACAATTGATATTTTAATCTGTGTGTTTGCTGAGTTACCATCAGATATTGAAATAAATTTAAATAAATTAAATACTTCATTACCTCTGAGCTCTGAAACAACATAAGGAGTTGTTGGAGTTTGGAATTGGTCTAAGTACCAACCAATACTTTGGTTGTTTCCGTCATCCTCTCTTGCACTTTCTAATCCTAATAATGTAGTATTTATACCTCTAATTTTACCTTCACGGTAACCAGTATTCATTAAGTTGTAGTATAACTCCTCAACAAATAAAGGAACCTCATTTCTATTCTTACCAAAGTTAGTCATACCTAAAACTTTAGAAATGAAATTAGAATCTGAAACATCTAACGATGTTTTAAATGTAAATGTTTCTGAGTCTTTAGTTACACCAGAAATCTCAAACATACTAAATGGATTTTTTGTTACTCCCGAATATGCTCCTGATGTGTTTATAGTAACGTCTGTGGTTCCTGTAACTTCATAATCTGAACCATTATCATTTGAGAATGTAGAAATACCTCTTGAACGTAATGTTGCAACAACCATATCATGATAATCTTGTATTGGTGTTGCAGCGAACTCCGTTACATATACAACTGCATCTCCCTCATAGTTATTACCACTAGTATTAGTCAAACCTGTAACAGATAAACCAAAACTACTACCCTCATAAGTACCACCTCCATTATATGGGAATAATGAATAGTACCAAACATCATTTTCAGACGCTGTTAAATCTGCGTTGTCAGTAGTTAGTCCACTCACATTAAACACATTAGTTGTTGATGTCCAATTGCCGGAAGCACTAGTAATTAATGAGTAAGTACTAGCACTAACAGTACCAAACAAATATGATGTTTTACCTGAATTTGAAGGATTAGAAATTTCTGAACTAAATAATTCTTTAAAGTCATCTTCTATTGTACTCTCACCACCACTAAATGTTGTATATGGATTTGTTAAAATATTACTTAAGTATGAAGGTAAAGACTCACTAGTTATTGTAGTATTAGTACTATCACCAGAAGTACCTGAAAAAGATACTAAATAAGGAGTTGTAGGTGCATCAGTAACTGCAACTGTTGATTTATCTACATTACCCACCATAGATAAAGACCATGATGGACCCGCATCATAACCCGATAGTCCGAGTATACGAGTAACAAATAATTGATTTGATTGTTGTAAGTATGCCTTTGCTATATATGCCGCCTCATACTTAGGGATTTGTGTGTTTACAAATTTAGTTGGACTTGTACCACCAAAGTAAGATGTAAACTCATCAAAATTAGTAATAAAGATGGGTTCAAATGCGGGACCCGATAAAGTTTCACCGACAATACCTAAGGTCGTAACACCAACACTTTGAGCCACAAAACTTAAATCTCTTTCTGATGTATATACACCCGGAGATACGAATACTTTGTCTGCCATGTTAAATAGTTTTCTTTTTTATTTATTTTATTGATAAATATTACAAAAAAACCGAAAGTACTAATATAAAAAACATATATTTATTTAATAGTATGAAAAAATTCATACTTTTTTCTTACTTTATTTATATAACCATGTCAGAACAAAAAACAAAAAACTTAAAGATATCTGAATATCACCACTCCATTTTAAAAACCCATTGTAAAAATAAGGGTTTAAAAATGTTTAAGTATATTGAAAAATTAATTGAAGAAAATTGTAAAGATGAGACAGATATTTACGGAGAGTAATTA